CTTTTCTATGCGGAGGTCCTATTCTATTCTTAATAATCTCTGCTTCTGTAGTGATACCTAAAGGTAAATCTTTTTCCGGGCCTTGTATTTTTCCTTTCTTAACTAACTTAACTCTTATAGAAGAGTGAAAACCGATAGCCTTACCTCCTGACGTAGTGTAAGAATCTCCCATTCCTGGTCTAGCTTGTAGATTCTGTCTAAGTTGATTAGTGAAAATTAAAAGAATCTTTTCTCTTCCTAATAAGTTTGTAAGTTTACGCATGGCTTTAGATATAATGATTGCCTTTTGCGTAGCCCATCCATCTTTATCATAATTGCCCTCAATCTCATCTTTTGTACTTGCTCCCATTACTGAATCCACTACAATAGTTACGATTACATCTTTATTAGATGCTCTCATTTGCTCTATTATGGTTTCAACTGAATTAAAAACATCTTCGATAACTTCATGCTGCACATATACGAAGTTCTTTTTTAGATCCACGCCAATAGCACTAAGAAATTCTTTACTCACAGCACTCTCTGTATCTATGATAATACCAATTCCGCCTTTCTTTTGCGTTTCCTTTATAGCGTGAGCAGCTAACAAAGATTTTCCGGATTGTTCTAGTCCTATTAGTTCTATAATTTTACCTACAGGATATCCGCCATTCTCTCTGTTGGAGATAGCCATATCCAATGTTGTACATCCGGTAGATACGAAGTCACTAACATTTGTAGGTGCTAACGTAGAGTCTTCTAGTTTGTAAGCTACAGTCCCTATGTCTTTTTTGTACTTAGCATTTATCGCATCTATCAAAGATGATGCAAAAGATGTGTCAGTCCTCTCTTGGGAGGATTCCTTTTTCTTTGCCATAATTAACGTTTTTTTATATAGAATCTAGAAATTTAGAAAAATCGTCTTCAAGTGATTTAGTAGCTACTGGTTTTTCTACCGATTTATTTCTTACCTCTTCTGTAGTTTCTTGTGTCTTTGTACCACCTCTTATAATCTCGGTTGATTCAGGAGCCTTGCTTTTTGAGAATAGAGATCCTGCTAAAGAAGTTACCATTTTTTCAATCTCTTCTTTTGTATGGGTAACGTACAAATCCTCAATATTACCCATTTCCTCATATTGTCTCTTAAAATCCTCAATAGTATAGCCTTCTTCCGCTCTTTCTATCAAATTAGTCGGGCTTCTCTTCGCTGTAATTTCCACTCCACCTCCGGAAGGTTTGGTGATAACTAAGTCAGTTCCTATTTTTAAGTCAAAGACTTTTGATGAGTCTTCTCCTTCTTCCTCAAAAATAGTATTCATAATATTAAATATTTTCTCGTAGGTCTTTGTGTTTACAGGCCATACCTTTATTCCACTAGATTCCTTACCTCTTATTAGGATTGGAATATAGTAAAATTTTTGAGGAGAAAAATATTTAATAAATTGCTTGTTGTTCTCATAATCCTGTCTGTAAAGATTATTGGCAAATAATTCAGCCGGATCTTCTTTTTGGAAAGTTTTAGGAGATACAAACTCGTAATTTGCTAAACCTATCTTTGTGGTGTAATCTCTACCATGAATATAAACCATATAAAAAGGCCATTCAGGATCTTTTTTGTTTGGTACAATTCTAATAGTGGTAGAACCAGATGTAGGTCTCCAAATATAATCAAAAATGTTTTTACCTTTCTTTCTACCTGTAGGTCCGGAGTTAGAAAGTTTACTCGCTTCTTGTTTGAAACGTTCTGCAAAATTACTCATAACTATATAAATTAAATGTTAGAAATATTCTTTTTGTAAAGAAACTTTAAGTCAATTATCCTCAATCCATCAGATCCTGTCACTATTAGGCAATTTTCATAGGCATACCAGTCAATTTTATAATTAACATCAAGTTTGCCGTTATTCGATTGCTCTATAAGTATGTTAAGGCCATTTAGAGTGAATAAAGTTCCGGTTTCTTTATTTCTATGTAATATTAGGGTGGACGGAAGTAATGTAAAATCTTCCTCTCTGATAACATTGTAACTTAAAATTAGTTCATCATTATCGGATGCATTTCTAAAAACAAATACACTATCGTTTGTTATATCATAAGTGTTTCTAATAGTCTTCAATGTACTTTCTATAAAATGCGGGTGGCAAAAAGTACATAATAATTTTGTGGGTTTCCTCTCAATCATGCTTTCATGTTTTCCAAATCAAAAGATTTCATGTTAAAATAGTTTTTTCCAATTTTCACAGATGAGCTAAACCCAGAATCGTTTATAATCTTTTGTATTCCCCTTAATGTTTCCAATCCATCTTCTCTGTCAAAATCTAATAAGAAAGAATCATACACATATAATACGATTTGCGTTTTCTTCGACTGCAAATATACAATAATTTTTTTAATAATGTCAAAAAAATGTTCAACTTCCATTAATTGTATAACATAAGAGAATAATTTTCCTTTTGTATAGGAATAATCATCTTTTAGATTCGATAATTTTAAAGTTCTTACACAGTATGGAACAATAACTTCTTTATCTTGAACCATTTGACTATATATCGAATCCCTATATTTATACAATGCACTAAAGAAAGGAATCTTTTTAGCATCCCCCCTTTCAGAATAAATATTAGTGAAAGTGATTTTTTTAGCTTCATCGTATTCTTGCGGGGATATATTCTTCTTATTGAAATACATCTTTGCTAAATACATGTGAACATCTTCTTCTTCTAATGTATATCCAATGGCCTTTGCAATCAGATATAAATGAAATGACTTAATATCAAATTCAACTAACATGCCTCTATCATGCCTAGAAATGAATCCTAAGCGATGTTTTTCATCTTTTGGTATTGCGCTAAGGTTAATGCCATTACATGTCCCTACGGGCCTTCCTGTGGCATTGTAGAGCATGTATTTAGGATGTAATAAAGATGTTGTTAATTTTTTATTGTAAACTTCATTTATTTGAGGAATGTCAATGCATATTCCATTATCTCTAATATGATTTAAAGATGATAGAATAGATGTATATTTTTCAATGACAGATGATTTCTTATCCAATGTGCCTAAATAGGATAGCTGACTATTAAAACATCTTAAGAACATGTAATATGGAATATAGATGTTATAGGATGTTGATGGATAATAAAATCTTTTGTACTTGGATGTAAAAGAATATAAATCTCCTAAGTAATCTGTATCTCCTTTGTTTAGCCAATATAGTAATGGGAACTCGGTTGAAAATTTACTGGGAAAATAATAATCAAAGATGTATTTAGATGACGCTATTACATAATTAAATGATAATAATGTCTGTAATGTCTCTAATGTTATGTTTGATTTAAATTCTTCATGTTGTAATGCTATTGAATATGACTCATTTGATTTATAGTCATGTATAAATAACATAGAGAGCCCCTCCGAAAAATTTGACATATCTTTCGGAATAGGAAACACAAAGGAACCTGAAAAATTAGTTTGGACCTCCCTTAGTTGATCCTCGTTCTCAATAACCATCATCTATATAAAACTCATTATAATTTACAATAAACCTCTTAAGTCCTGGAAAAGTTGTATCTGCACTTAAAACTTCATTCCTGTTTAATTGCGCTACTTTAACTTTATCTCCACGGACTTTCCAATAGATTTCTGCAAATATAAGTCTATTTCTATTATCCTGCAAGTTTTTAGCAGAAAAATAATCATCTTTACTAATTTCTGTTATAGATGTTATTGGTTTTATTCGTTTTTGGTAGAAATATCTTTTAAAATAAAGACCTTCTTCTTCTATAACTTCTTTTGTCGGTATGTAAGGATTTATGTTAATATACTCTACCATGGGTTCCGAACCAAGAGAAGAATATACCCTTCTCTTAAATTCATACTCTAAAAATAATCTTTTTCTAGTGTCCTTCCCGTTTATACCTGCGTAGGGTATTCTGTTGGTATAAAAATAATATCCTTTATACGGCATGTTATTTTCATCCCATAGAAAACCGCCTTCTGTGTAGAAAAAATTAGCCATGATTTATTTTATTTTATGCTCCTAAGGTAGGCGTTCCCGGAGGTACAACTGTACAAATGGACTCTAATTCAGTTTGCCAATCCTGTCCCTCTACTACATGATGAACTCTAGTAACTATAAAAGCAATATCTCTATCCGTAGTATAACTTGGAGGAACTGTATTGCTGTTTATATGATGTCCTATTCTCCATCCTCCTACTCCGTCCATTTTGACATTCATTTTCATGAGCCATAAATATTGATTATTATTTACTAAAGAAGATGTTGGTCTTCCCTTGTTTATATTAAATAATAAAGTTCTAGCTGCATCACAAGTCTCATTACTATATTTTGTTCTAGGCATTAATTTATTATAGTATTCATCTAAAAGTCTAGTAGCTAGCTCTTCTAAATCATTGATAGATAATCCGTCATTGGTATCGCTTCTAATAGCATTTGTTACTCTAGAATTATTAAATATGTTTTTAACTAAAGATGCATGCAAATCAGTAGAAGGTAATTCGGCAGTAATGCTAAGTTCTCTAGTAGATCCATCACCATTCAAAGTATTGAATTTCCATATATCTAATCCGGTATCTACGAAAGTGGTAGGTACTATTTTCAAAATTTTGTGTTTAGTTAAATCATCTTTGTCATTAGTCCCGTCGTCTACTATCAAACCTAGTTGAACAAAACCACCAGTACAGTTGCTAATCGTAGTAAATATGTTTTTAAAAAACTCTGTTACTCTTAAATATTCTTCTAATATAAAATTATCTTTTGAATTTACTCCAGCTCTAGGTTTCTCAACAGTATGCATTGTCGCATTTATAGCTTCCCATATTATATTTCTATGTATTAATATCTTTCTAAAATCTATATAATCTCCATAATGAGATTTTATTCCATCTAAAGCTATTCCTTTTTCGTAATTCTTTCCTGTAACTTTAATTTCTTTATCTCTGTAATCTCCTGCTCCATTACCTAATATAAGAATTTTTCTAGGATCGCATGATCTAACCACTATGGAGTTACATAATGATACGGTAGAACATCTTGGTTTTTCCGCAAATCCTACATAAACATCTCTAATTCCTGAATCTGAATCTGTATATTTAGTATATAAAGGATAGAGACAAAACTCATTTATTAATCTGTCTACTACATATTGTAAAGTAAAAAACTCATCTGTAGTTGTCTGTGCGGTAGGTATTTGATCTGGGTCCGCACTTAAAGCCGTACCTTCTACGGGTTGATAAACAATTATATCACTCTTTGTTAGTTGCCCTCTAAAATTTAAATATTTTATACCATTGCTAACTTTACCTTCATAACTTTTTTTTCTTTCGTAAGGAACTATGGTTCCATCAGGTATATCATCTGTTAAGGTGGCTCCTGATTTCTGAGCATCATATAACATCAATTCATAATATCCGTTAACTTGGGATTCTACAACTTTATTATCAAAAGTTTTATTATGCTTGTAATAGAGTTTAGCATTATCCCATATTCCACTAAATCCAATATCAACGGAAGAAAAAACTTCTCCCGGTCCTATAGCCTCAAAAGATAACTGGTAATAATTTTCATTTGTAGTTTGCCAGGTTCCGTAAGCTATATAACATCCTGAAACTGTATAGGAAGGGCACCCGTCAAAAGGAGCGGCATAAGCCATTGTTATAGATAATTGATTTTTAGGGTCGTTAATACAAAAAACTTCAGAGTATCTTATAAAGTCAGACAGAGTATAAACTTCAATAGTTCCCCTTATTCTCATAGAAAGATTTACTAAGGACGCATCGTGTCCTATTCTTTCTATTTCGGCTCGTAATAAATTGGGTCTAGGTTTAAGGGATCTAGGGCTATAAGTCTCTTCGAAAGTATCTTCTCTTGTAGATACTGTTAATCCATTTTTTGTTATAGTACAATACGCAGTATTTCTTGTTTTAGGTTTGTAGTAATCAGACGTATTTCCCTTTACATAAAGATTAAGTCTACTGCCAAGAACATTTTTTACGGAATCCGGTATTTTTCTTCTAAAAGGAGGTGCCATTTATTGATTCATTTTTTAATTGTTCTAACTCAAGCATATTTAAAGGGTATGGAATTCTTAATCTTATTCCTATGGGAGGTACTATAGTGCCTTTACCTATATCGTTTTCATTTGCTAGTATCCACCAATATCTAGGGTCTCCGTAATAATCATTAGCTAATAAGTCTAACCTGTCCCCAGATTTAGCGTATATAAAAAAATCACTAGTCTTAAATGGTATTTTGTAATAATACGTAGTACTGTACCTTCTAACACCTGATTCTTCTTTTATTATATTAGTTATGTCTTCGTATCTATTCATTATCCAAAAAAGTTTGATGCTACTTGAGGTTTTCTTTTACCTATATATCCTATTTCCATAGAAACATTTGTAATCATAGGCAATTCCTTGTCTTCGTCCCATACTATTTGTGAATTATCCCAATCAAAAGTTAATCCTTTTATGTAACCTATTTCATCTGTATATAGTTTACCAATGCTAAACTTAACATAGGATCCAACATAAGGTCCGTTATATACGGGAAGAGATAGTTTGGATAATTCATTAAGTTGAGAAGTAACATGAGTTATACTTATTCCGGAAGTAATAGAAGGATAAGTAATATTAGCTACTCTTGTGGATAATGTAGAGGTCTTGGAAGCGTCATTTAAATTTATGGCTACATCTCTTGTAGCATACTCAGTACCTGTTGCTCTTTGTATAGCGCCGCCAATACTAACTCCCTGTTCTCCTCTAATATTAGTCAAATTACTTGTAGGAGGATTTGTTAAAATTCTAGATTTTTCCACTCCTGAAATAAAACGATTACTAGATCTATTAGCTAATTCTCTATCTAAAGAAATTTCATTTGCTTCAAGTCTAGAATTTACTTCACTTTCTACTGCGACCGTAAAAGACAGAGATATAGTTCTGTTAAAGCTCTTATATAAAATTTTTGCGTCTGCCCGTCCTATATCTAGTCTTTCATCCCATTCCGGGCTAGAGGAGTCTGATATATTATTTATATAGGCCATTAATACTATAGTCACCCCATTGCTAACAGAACCCGCAGATATTCTTTGAAATTTGAAAGTAAATGGTTTTTTTCTCTCCCTTATAGAAAGGCTACCTGGCGAAGTGACATTAAATAAAGATTTTGCGTCTATGGGCATGATTAATTTTTATGGTGTACCTTTAAGTCTAATATAGCTTGCTGTTTGTTTTCTTCCCTCATCATTAAAAAAGGCTAAAGATGGCTGATTTAATCTTTTTATCATCTCCTGCATTAATTTCGTCTGTTCTTGAGCCTCTTTTATTAGGGCATCATCCGTTTTTTCTTTTTCCTTAAGAGTACTTTGCACTAAAGCAGTCGAGGCTACGCTTTTGCTTACTTTATTAATCATTACGGATTCTCTAGCTATATTTGATGTCATTCCGTAATTAGGAGAAATAGTTGACAAACTATTTGTAGGTGATTTAAAAGTAGTAGGAGTCATATCAACCATAGAGGTCTCTACAGGAGTTCCAGTTGCTTTTGGCTTATTATTGGCAACAATTGATCCAGCAGTGTTCAAACCCATACCCGCGTAAATACCATAACCTCCTGTAAAAGAAGATGATTTATTTTTATCAAAATGAGAATCTACTATAGAGGTTGAAGCAGTATTTCCAAAGTACGCTCCTAAAAGCCCTC